GAGCGCCCGAGCCACCCATGCGGGGCTGCGTCGCCATGTTTCGTTGAAGTCGCCGACATTCAGCGTGTAGCTCGACGTGCCAGCCGGGCCGGGATCGCGCGCCACCAGGTATTCCGCCAGCCTGCGGAACGCTTCCTGCGCGGCCTCCGGCACCGGGCCCGCGCCCACCGTCGCCGTGAAGCGGAAATGCCCGCCCGGCAGGCAGAAGCCGCCGAAGGGCGAGGGCGGCAACTCAACCGCGGCCCAGCCGTCGCTGCCCCATTCCTCGGCAGCCGTGATCGTTGCGGGCGCGAGGGGCGGTGCCCACATTCCCGGCCCGGTGACCAGCCACGTCGCCTCGCGCGGGCTCCACCGCACGGCCACCCAGGATTCTATCCTTTGCCAGATGAACCCCGGATCCAGCGCCGCCGCCGCCGCGCTCAGCCCCTCGGGCACCGGCGGGAACTCGGCGGGCGGTTCCTCGGTCTTCGAAACTGTCACCGCGTGCAGATCGTCCAACATCGTCATGCCCTCCACCTTCCAAGAGCCCGGCGCAGGCCGCTATCCGGTGCCTCACGCAGCGCCCAGTTTCTTTCCTCCACCGTCGATTCCTTGAACGCCGGGCGCGTGACTATCGAGAGTTCGTAAAGCAGCGCCTCGCGAACGCGCCGGATTATCGCGCCCCGGCGCGGATCGCCGTTTTCGTCGAGGCTCCCGTCGTCAGGCTCTTCCTCGAGGAACTCAGGCTCGGCGACTGCGCGCTCGGGCGGGATGCGAAACCCAGGCGAGATTCCGAACGCCAGCCCCGCGCCGATCTGCGCCAGCACGTCGCTCCCATAACTCGTTTCCGCGATGGCGCGCGGGATCACCGCCGCGAACGTCAGGGCCTCGGCGGTGTCGCGTAAGGTCAGCGTGCCGGTTAGCTTCGACGCTAAGGGGCGGTTGAAGTCATGCCCGACGAGTAGGTGAATCTCCTTCGTCGGATCCTCGACCCGGAAGGCGAAGGCGCGCGGCTCGAAAACCTCTTTCATCGGCCTGCCGGTGCGCCCGCCATCCGATAACGTCGCCGTGGAGTTGTAAGGGAAGCGCCCCCGCAGGCGCGCCTCCCCGCTGCGGTCGCGGCGCAATTCCAGCGCGCCGCCTTCGATTGCGCCGCCGATCAACATCACTCGATCCCGGTCAGCACTTCGGACTGCGCGCCGCGCGCCACGGTCACATCGGCGGTGACAAGGCCGGTGAGGCGCAGCCCGCCCGACTGCGCGTCGCTGAACGGATCGCGAATCATGTCCACCGCACCCCAGAGCCCGAGAAACGCCGGGGAAACGCCGCCCGCCGAAGTCGTCAGCAGCGCATCGGTTGCCAGCGGAGTGCCCGCCGGGGCCGCCAGCGCATTCGACGTGATCGCGACATTTGCGGCGGGAATGTTCGCCGTGAGCCGCTGCCACTCCGTCACGCCCGAACCCGCATCGAAGATTGCCGCATCGAGCGCGTCCCACACTTCCGGCCTGATCATGAGCCGCACCTCGCCCGGCCCCGCCGCAGCATTCGCCGAGAGGAACCGCGTCACCGCCGCCCGGAACGCCGCCCAGCTCGCCGCCGCGTCAACCGCCGTCGCCGTGATGCCGTAGGTTGCCGCCCCGGCGATGATGCCCAGGGGCTGCCCGTCCGCGCCGGTGCCGAGGAAAACGGCACGGTCGAGCTGACTGCCGATCGCGGACCGCATGTCGCGGGAAATCGCCTGTTCCAGGGCCGCGCCCGACTGTTTCAGCGCCTTGCGGTTTATGCGCATCTGCACGCCCAGCGTCGAGTTGGGCGCAAGCGCCCGGTCAGCGGTCACGAAGGCCACCGGATCGGCGACGGCGCCACCCTCGGTGGCGGCCCAGCCCGCCGCCACGCTCGACGTGACAACCGGCCACTCCACCGCGCCCGCGTCGATCTGGACGCTTTGAACGCCCATGCGCGCCGCCACCGAGGCAGGGAACAGGCGGTCGATAATGGGCCGCGTTGCCACCGGATCGGGGGCGCCCGAGGCTACGGTATTCCGCGTTTCCAGCGCTTCCAGCGGCACGGGCACGCCGCGATAGCCGCCTTGGCTGCGCAGTTCCGAGACGATCTCGGCCGTCGCGCCGTCGAGCGCGCGGCCCTCATCGAGCGCGAGGGCGACTTGGCGAAGCTCGAACTTGCCCATCAGGTCGCGCCACTCGGAGTCGCTGCGGGTTTCCAGATCGGCACCGGCTTCCCGGCGTTCCTCGTCTTCCGCGATCAGCGCGGCGCGATACCGTACTTCATTGCCCCGGTACTCGGAGTCGAGCTCGCCCATCTGGCGGGTTTCGTCGTCGGTCGGCTTGTCCTTGCCCACCAACTCGGCCAGCGTCTGCCGGATTTCCGACTGACGGCGCTGGATTTTCACTGAATCAAGCATGTGTTTCTCCTGTTGCTCGATTGCCTCGTTTCGTGGCCAGATCGGCCACCGCGTCCCGCCACTTGCGGCGGGCTTCGGAAAGGGGCGGATGCCCGCATTCCAATCTCGTTTTTTTCGTGTGACATGAAGGGCATAGGCATTGCAGGTTGCCAGGCTCGAAGGCGCCCTCGGGATGCGTGCGCACCGGCCGAATGTGATCAACTTCCAGCCGCCCGCGCGCGCCGCACTGCACGCAGCGCCAACCATCGCGGCGCAGCACCTCGACGCGCAGCCGCCGCCACCGCGAGGTGCCGATGATGCCCCGGCTATGGCGCGGATAGGTCACGCCCATGTCGCCACCCTCGCCCGTGCCGCAGGCCTGCCCATGCGCCGCGCGCCCTCGGCCACGGCCAGGACGGATGCGGCCACCGCGTCTATGCGGCCGGTGCTGCGCGCCTTTGCGAGCTTCAGGTTGTTCGCCGGGTCGCGCAGACACACGGCATCGGCGAATGCCGAGCGCAGCAGCAGCGACGGGCGGGATTTCACGCGGCCGTCATAGGCAGCCCGGCGAAAGCGCTCGCAGTCTTCGCCGCCGTCGCGGAAGCCCTGCCCGCGCCAGACAACCGGCACGCGGATGCCCGCCCGGTCCAGCGCCTCGCCGAACTCGGCCTGCTTGTAGCGGTCCGCCGTGATCGCCGAGACGCGCTCGCCCTCGATCTGGCGCATCACCTCGCCCAGCCAGGCCGCGACGGGCACGGTCTTGTCGCCCAGCACCGACAACTCGCCGCGCTCGAACATCTCGACGTAGCGCCCGGAGACGCCATCGGCGGCCCCGCGTGCGGCGAGCGTCGGGTTGCTCGGGAAGGTTCCAAGCGCTTCGAGCCTGCCGGTCGCGGGCCAGTAGAAACTCGCCGCCGACATGCTGGCCGAGCCGCCAAGGTCAACGCCGACAATGCACTCGCCCTCGCGCGGCGGCAGGTCCGCCGTCTCGCAGGCCATCCACTCGTCAACCGTCAGCAGCAGGTCGCGGGTCTCGCCGCTTACGCGCTCGTTTCGGTTGTAGAGCCGGAAGCTCGTCAGCGTAGAGCCGCCCCGCGCCACCGCCCGCCGCGCCTGCGCCTGTAGCCATTCCAGCGAAGAGCCGATGCCGTGCTGCGCCCCCGGATTTGCAATGAGAAGGGACTCGCGATCATCCGCCGGAAGGCCCGGCGCGGGGCGGTGCTCTTGGATATACACGCCCGCCTGTTCATTGTCGCACCAGACCGAAAACGGGTGCGAATCGTCCGCCGCCGAAGTCGAGATGATCAGCGCGCGGCCGCCGCGCTTGCCGAGCCCCGAAAGCAGCGCGTGCTCAAGATCGTCGCCGCGATCCAGCGGCCAGTGCCCGCGTTCGTCCATGAGGCAGAGTGTCGGTGCCCCGCCCAGCGCCGATTTGCCGTCCGCTGCAATCGCGCGCAGAAAATGCCCCCCGCCGTCGCCGTCGAACTCGATTTCAAGCCGGGGCGAGCGGCGGAACGTGAGCGCCTTCTGCACATCCTCGGGCAGCGACCGCGCGAACCCGGCCGCAAAATCCCAGGCGATCCGGGCTTGATCCCGCGTTCTCGCAGCAATGACGATCTCGCGCCGGGGTTGGCGATCCCACTCCCCCAGCAGCGCCCCAAGCGCCAACCCGGCAGACAGCGCCGACTTGCCGCCGCCGCGTCCGATGGACAGAACCGCGACATTCACAGCCTCGGCCAGCGCGCCCTTGACGAACTCCCGCTGGAACGGTGCCAGCTTCACCGGCTGCCCCGCCGAAGGCCCCTCAGGAACGCGCAGAGAGCCGAGAAAACGCATGGCTGCGGTGGCCGGTTTCATGGCGACACCCCCCGCACAGCGCGAAAGGAAGTGCCCCCCCTCGGACGCCAACCCCCCCGAGAGGCCGAGGCATTGGCACCGCCAGAGCGTGCGCGAGTGCTATCGAGGCGAGCGAACCGGCACGGATCGGCCTTCGCCCCATGGCGATGTGCCCGTGGTTGCCGTCGGCAGTGCAATGAGAAGGATAGATGACACGGGTTGCGCTCGGGTTCGGGCGCACCGCTGCGGCGTGCCCTTCCCTTTTCTCAGCAATCCCCGGCCAGCAACCAGGCGCAGGCGCCGGACTGTCGGGCGGATCGTCTCCATCCTGCGTTTCCGGCGATGCCCTATCCAAGGAACATACAAAGGTGCTGGGACATTTTGTCCCGGTAGGCTCTTCGGGCCGAGAAGAATCAGGGGCGGGCTCGGTGCTTTCGCCCACCTGATGCGCGGCCCAGCGTGCCAGCCCGGCCAGATCGTCGCGCAGGCTCTTCGGCAGCCGGTAGCCCAGCCCGGCCAGTTGCTCGGCGAGGAATTGCAGGCAGCCCGAACGAAACTCGGTGGCCAGCCCGCGTCCTCGGTGGCCCAGCCTGCCGCCGCTCGCATATCGGGCCGCGACGATCACACCTGCCGCCTTGAGCTTCGTCAGCGCGCGAGAGACCGTGCGGACGTCATAGCCCGTGTCCCGCGCCAGCCGCGCCCGCGTCGGGCAGTACAGTCGGCGGCGCAGAACGCAGGCGCCGAGATTGCGCCGGATCATTTCCGCGAGCACGTCGGCATCGGCCTTCGTGAGCGGGCCGGGCTGGCGCCTCACGATGGTTCGAAGCGCATTCCCGGCAGCTTTCGCCTGCATGTACATCGCGCGGCGACGATCCTTTTCGTCGTCGCGGCGGCGGCAGTCGCTGTCGCGCAGGGACGCGGGCAGATGGTCGCGGGGCTCGCAGCAGGCATGGAGGTTCATTCGATCACCTCCACCGACTCGCCGCGCGCGTGGGCGAACAGGTCGGCCACCATGCGCCGCATGACCCGTATCTGCTTCGGCGACGGCTGCCAGTTACGCCACCGGGCGCGCTGCGCCATGCCCGACGCGAACTGCCGCGTCCAACCGTCTGTTGCCTGCCGGGCGCACTCTGGCATGTGATGCAGCAGCCGCTCGACCTCTGCGGCGCTTGTGAAGTCGGAGACGTGCCTCATGCGGCTGCCCTCCGCTCTTCACGGGACAGATCGCCGACGATCCTTTCCCGCTCATCCGGCCGCAGCCGGGCAAGGCACGCGGATGCGGTCCGAGCTGCCCAAGGTCTGCCACGAGGTCGGAGGGCGGGCGATGGTGTGCGCCGTCGTGGACGCCTGCCTGGAGGCGGGCTGCGAGCGCATCGTGGTGGTGGTGGGGTACAGGCAGGAGCTGGTGCGCGAGGCCCTGGCGGGATACGACGCCGTCACGCTCGTGGAGCAGCCCGAGCGGTTGGGCACGGGGCACGCCGTCGGGATGGCCGCGCCCGCGTTTGCCGATGATCCCGAGCGGGACGTGTTCGTGCTCTGCGGCGACGGCCCGCTGATCCGCGCGAGGACGCTGGGGACGATGCTCGAGCGTCATCGCGCGACGGGCGCCGCGTCGACGCTGGCGACCAGCGTCATCGAGGATCCGTCCGGGTACGGGCGCATCGTTCGCGACGCCGAGGGGCGCTTCCGGGGGATCGTGGAGCACAAGAACGCGACCGGGTCGCAGCGCGCGATCCGGGAGGTCAACCCGAGCTACTACTGCTTCCGGGCGGGCGATCTGTTCCGGGCGCTGGCTGGCGTGGAGCGTGACGATCGCTCGGTGACCGACGTGCCCGGGCTGCTGCTGGCCGAGGGCGCGCGCGTGGAGGTCATCGAGGCGGTCCCGCCGGAGGACGTGCTCTCGATCAACACGCCGGAGGATCTCGAGCGCGTCGACCGGCTGTTTCGCGCTCGCACCCCCGACGCGAGGGAGGCGCCCCCGGCATGAGCCGATCCGACGCCGATCATCTCAAGGTCTTCTCGGGACGTCGCTGCAAGGGTCTTGCCAGCAAGATCTGCGAGCCCCTCGACCTCCCGCTCGGCGATGCCAAGACGTTCGAGTTCCCGGACGGGGAGCTGCTGGTCAAGGTGGACGAGGAC